TCAAATTTAATATTGGGGTAAAAGTATCTATCTCCATCATCATCAGCATAGTTAGCACCTCCTGTTATTTCAAACCCTTTTGCAGAAATAAAGTTTTTCATATTTTGATACTCAATAGATGGTAAAGCTTCCTTAACTCGTATTGAGACATCTCCCATTGCTTTATTACCATTGGAATGTTGTATGATACCTACATTAATATCGTCACGGTTGTAAGTGTCTTTCATCTCATTCTCTAAATCTTTAGCTTTACCTTCAAACCTAGTGTAGTAATCTTGTTCCAATATGATGTCAGTTAATTTCATTTTCCTTGTCCTCTATAAGCTTTCTGATAGTGTTTACTATTTTTTAGCTTTGATGTTTTAGACTTAGCATGTATGCCTGGTCTCTTTTTTTTAGTACCACCTACGTAGTTACCTAAAGTTAATCCTTTTGCCATATCTTTACAACTAAATCACCGGTTCCTTTTATCAAACGGTGATATGTCTCTTTGGGTATAAATAGTTTGTTTTTTGATAATCTTTGTGGGACTTCATTATCCAATTGGAATAGCCAGTCTGTATCTTGTGTAGCTTGAACTACTCGATCTTCCTTATCTCTATGCCATACAAATTCAAATGAAGGAGTGTCGTGAGAGAACTCTCTTATTATATAACCGTCTTCCTTTTTTTCAGAATAGGGTCTACCAGTAACCTGAGAAGTTTGATGATCCACCTAATGATTTCCAATAACGGCCTATGTTACAAGACCAATAACCTGCTTTTGTTTTATCTTTCTTTTGAGCACACTTATGACGTGCTGCAAATGAAGCTCTTGCTCCTTTTTGCTTAAACTTAACTGAAAGGCCAGTATCACCGAAAGATACTTTTTTAACATTTCCTTTCTTTGACTTAACGTAGACGTAGAATTTTTTACTTCCACCTCTTTTAGGTTTGTTAAGTGCAACCTTTTTACCTTTGTATTCCATTTCTGGTATATATTCAACTGCTGCTTTTAGCATATCGAAACCAGAATAGTCAAATGATTCATTTTGAATTTCTACAGCTTGTCTAAATTTATCCATATCTATAGTACCACCCATAGACTCTACTAACTCTTTTACTAAGTCGTAATCGATCATTTCATCTATCGATAAAGCTTCATCTATTGTTTCATCGTTTTCAATCATTTCATCAATCAAGCAGCCGATTTCAAACAAAGCGTTCTTATCAGGAGATACCATCGGTAAATCTAAAGGAACATTCATTCCATTGTAATCTCCATACTCTCCTATGTCTGTAGTCTCTAATAGGTCAGTATCCTCTTCGTTTAACGTAATATAACCGTCTCTCCAAGCGTCTCTTGCTTCTTTGAACAATTGTATAAACTGATCAGAAGAATAACGGTAGACGTTTTCTGACAACGTTAGATTATTATCTATGTGATATTGTAGAGAGGGTAAACCTATAAGTTGTTTTATCTTTATCATATTATTTCATTTCTGGGTGAAACATAAACTTAATAATTTTAGCATCTTTTGATACTTCCTTACCGTCTATTTCTATTCCTATAGGATAAGGTTTAGTTTTATCGTCTGCCCAATAGGCTACATCGTAACTTTTATCTTTATTGCTAGTTACTAATAGTCCTCTGTTATACGTATCTTCTTCTGCTTGCAATACTACCATTTTATCAGTAGGAAGAATCATATCTCCCATAAGCTTGATATCACCTTCATCGTACCCGTCCTCGTTGTACCTATTTTGTTCCAATAAGATCTTACTTAGTTTCATGTTGAAAATCTTTAGTATAGAATTTACCCAATACGTTATCATTAATGTACTGGTGGCTATACTCTTCAAGTACTCCATTTATAAATAGGTGCTTACACTCATAATATGTTAGCATCTTTTTATTGGGTACGAAATCTAAAATTCTACGTTCAAAGTCTGATCTCAAGTCATGTGAATCGTCTACGAATTTCTTGATCTTAGGATGTGAGCCATAATACGTTTGCCAATCAGATTCAGTTATCACCTTTTGTTTAAGTGGGGTACGACCTCCTATGCCTTTTGCTTTTCTTTCTTCTCTGAGAGCCTCTAATGCTCTTTTTCCTAACTTCTTATTTCTTTCGAATCGCAATACTTTCTTTCCAATATACTTTAGTCCACTCGGTTTGTGAAAAACTTCGTAAATGAACCCGTAAGTTCCTTCGGGAAAGTCTGATAGTTCGTTGAAGATCCTACCCTGGTAAGTCCAGGATGGGTATGTCATTTCCATATGTATATGTTTCCGTCGCTAGAGCTTGGATTTAAGCTCATCGATTTGTAACTGTTGCTCTTTTAAAGCTTCAATTAATAACGCGACAATTTTCTCATAACGTACAGCTTTATAGCCGTTGTCTCTTGTAACTACTAATTCTGGTAAAATAAATTCGATTTCCTGTGCAATAACTCCGACGTCGTGTCCGGTATGCTCAGATTGGTTATTCCAATCAAATTCATATCCACCAATAGTTTTTATTTTATCTAATGCTCCTTTTATAGGAGTAATATTATTTTTTAATCTAGCATCAGAAGAATGAAATGCTGTTACATCTCCAGTAGCCTTAATTGTACCTTGTATAAGTAAACTACTTCCTGATATTGCATTAGCAGACTTTATTATTGATCCTGATATTAGACCTGTAGTGTTAAGTGTTGCTCCAGTAATGCCGCTAGTTGCAGCTAAAGTTGTTGAAGTAACACCAGTAGCATTTACGTTAGTAAATAGTACATTACTACCTGTAATCTGTTGTCCAGAAATATTACCAACCATTGATATTGTTCCTGAACCTGATATTGTTTTAGTATTAAGATCTAAATTACCTCCTAACTGTGGTGTTGTGTCTGCTACTACGCTATTAATACCTGAAGTTGATCCAGTGTCTATAGTAACGTTAAATGTTGCTCCAGTTCCTTTTGTAAACGTAATTACATTGTCAGCAGCTGAGGCAGTTGTTACTCTTGTGTCTAATGTTGTTGCAATAGAAGATGACGCTAATGTAAATGATCCAGATATATCACTACCTATCTGTATTGATGAGGATAGTAATGTTGGTTTACCTGTTATACCACCAAACGGTGCTATTGAAGCTGAAACTGCATATGAGGAAGATATAATTCCTGTAACTCCACTTCCTTCTCCTTCTAATGATCCTGAAAAAGATCCTGAAGCTATGGTGTCGGTACTTCTTACACTCCCCTGATATGATCCTGAAAAAGATCCTGAAGCTATGGTGTCGGTACTTCTTACACTCCCCTGATATGATCCTGAAAATGAACCACTAAGGCTGTTTACACTACCAGAACCATTTAAGTTAAATGCACCTAATATGTTTAGACTACCTGTTCTTTCGTGAACGTCATTATGACTGTCTCCAAATATAGTAGAACCAGAATTATAAATTTGTATAGTTGTGTTTCGTTCGGTAACAAATTCTTCTGCTGTTAATGTGCCTCCTACCGTTAGGTTACCTGAAAATTTACCACTACCGGTAACTTCTAATATACCTACTTCATTTTGAGTATCTAGTAATATTGACCCTGTTACCTTAAGAGTGTTTTGTACAAACGTTAAATTTTGACTTCCTGTAAATTGAGCATTTGCTCCTGAAACTGCACTACCTAATTTAAATTGTATTGCTCCATTTCTACCTACAGGGCTACTTAGTGGCACACTGATTGAACTACTAGTTGCTGTATATCTATGTAGTTCTAAGTTTGACCCTTCTACAGATGCCGAATAGAAAAACTCTCTAAAGTTTTGATCTAATTCATTATGTGTTAATGACGAGCCTTTGCTACCTCTAAACTGAATTGCCATTATAATTTACTTTTTAGTTCCTCTACTTCGGTTTTTAATTCTTTTACAGCCTCTATTAGGTACCCAATTATACCACTGTAATTAACACTAAGATAGCCTTTATTATCTTCAGAAACAACTTCTGGTATAGTTTTTTGTATCTCTTGTGCTATTACTCCTGCATTTCTAGATCCGTCTTTATCAAATGTAACTCCTCTAGATGATACTATTTTTGATAAACCTTCTACTACTGTCTCAATATTATCTTTTAGTCTCTCATCAGAAGATTGGAATACGGATGCTGATGTTCTTATACTACCTGATACCTCTAAAGCGTTGGTAAGAGGAAAATCAGTTGATTCGTTTACATTAATACCCACACTCACTGTACCTCCTGATTGGCTTACAATTAAACCATTTGCTGTAGTAAGTGATGCACTACCTGAGTAAAATGCAAAACGACCACTAACACCTGGCTGTACACCTGATACTAATGATACTTCGTGGGCTGTTTTGTTGATAGGTACATTTCCACTACCTGTGTAATGTAGTACTAAGTTCCTACCTCCGTTAGCAATTGAGCTTGAATAGAAGAAAGAACCTAGATTTTGGTCCATTTCATCGTATGTCAGAGGTTGTGATTTATTTGCTCTAAATGTTACAGCCATTATATATCTAATTTTATTTCAAATGTCATGTCACTATTTTGACTTTTTGGTATTGGTTTACCTAATTTTGCCAATGCTATTAATTCGTTTGCATCGTTATATAATCCAACTGTTGTAACATATGGAGTAAACTCACTACCAGTGGTGTTACTGGTCATTGTACCATTTGAACCGCTAACTGCTGTTCTATTGTAAGTAAAGTTCATTTCTGAATCTTTTACTCTACATTGGATATTATATGTATAAATAGGTTGGGATGCTTTCCATTCCACTACAGGAGCTAAATAAGATGAATAGTGACTTGCTATGTCTCTATCTGTAATGATTGCTTGTCCGTGAGAGTATATAATATCTCCCACAACTCTTTCTGGTTTGGTGAAAGATTCTGCAGAGCCAGATAGAACCAAATTACCTTCTCCATCATCTCTTAATTCTAATCTTTGTTGGTTTTTATCTATTTCAATATACTCTGTAGTTGTTTCATCTACATAGTCACCTTCATCAATTAAATAATCAGTCTCGTCTAATTCAGTAGTACCACCGTAAAGTGATTTATGATTACCGGTAAACTCGTTTACTCCAGTAAGTGGGTCGGTTACGTAATCTTCAGTAAAGAAATCGTTTGAAGAATTATCTACCGGTTTAATGGTAAATGTTTCTTTAGCAATATTAGTACCAAATATATTTCTCGGTATAGAAACAACTGCTACATGGTTGTTGATACTTCTAGAACCAGACTTACTTAACGAAGACTGCACGAAATGATCATATGAACCAGTGTAGGTATTGTCACCTCTACTTCCTCGATAATAAAGTTGATTTACACTTCTCCATACCAACTCTTGAGACCTGCCATTAAATTCATCACCAGGGTAAGATGACATAGAACTGGATATACCTCTTAAGAAATCTACATTGTACTCCGAAAGTAAACTACCACTAGCTTTCCAGCTTTTGTGTGCTACGTAATCAGATACATATATATCCTGTCTGTTTAGTTTTTTGTAAGCGCTCATTCATTAATAATCAAGCTTAACTCTTATCAAAGTTTCTTTTGTAAAGTCTTTTAAAAGAGGTCTAGATAATTTAGCTACTGCTAATAAATCGTTATTGTCATTATATAATCCAATTGTAGTAATATACGATTGAGGAGTATCAATCATGACGTTATGTCTAATCTCTCCTGAACCAGTAATTAATGACGGATTGGTTGAATAATTAAATTCACTATTTCTTGCTCTTACAAACACAAAGTTTGAAGAAATTGTTTCTTCTGATTGTACTCTGAAATTACCTCCAAAGTAAATTGCATCATATAGTTTCTGTTGGTTAAGGTCAGCACTATTAGACCCTCTTCCTGTACCAAGACCTATACCTCCTTGTGAACCTGTTTGTATATCTAATGCTGCTCCATTAAGAAGAATTACTCCTACGTCTGGTAAAAATTTACCATATGACCCAGAGTACTCAGTATAGCCGTTTGTATTGTCTGTATCGTATACATTACCTTGGGAACCTGATACGATTTCATATACTCTTCCAGCATCGTTGAATCTTATTGTATCGTTAGCTTGACTGTCATCAGTAAGTCTTAATGTTTGTCCACTTCCAGACATACCTAATACTAAATCCAAAGTACCTGGTAAAAGTTTTTCTTTATATTGTGCTCTGTCTACTGCTAATGCATAAAAGTAGTCAGATGTTTTAGTACCAAATGTAAAGTCTGCATCTTCATCTCCTAATACTAAATTTCTATACTGACCGTAGATAGTGGAAGAAGGTGCTTTTCCTGGTACGTTATTATTAAATGCTAAGGATCCACTACCTTTTTTATCTCCGTATGCAACAGCAAACTGTACTCTTGAACCTTGTATGGCACTTCCTGTGTTATAAATGTTGTAGTAGTAGTCTCCTGTTGTTCCACCAGTTTGTGTTGAAGAAGTAAAAAATGTATTAAGTACTGTCTTGTCACCAGTCCATACAGGAGAGGTAATTGACTCAGCACTTACAACAACATCTTCTTTATCAAATCTCTTATATGACATAATTAGTTAGTTTTAGTAATTGTTACTGGTATAGTAATTCTAGCTCCAGAACCTCTACCGATGACTGTTAGTGTAGTGTTAAGTTGTGTCCTACTACCAAATAGTGTATTTACAGATGTGGCAGTTAAGTTAATTGATGTACCAATAACTGTTTTAGAAACATTTGTTCCTATTGTAGTACTGGTGTTTAGCTTTTCTGCTTCTTCAGTTGTTACACCTACTCCTGTAAAGGTGTTAAGTACTCTAATATCTGCTACTGTTGCTGTATAGCCTTCAGTTTCAAAGATTGTAGTAGAACCTAAGTAGTTAAGTGTTTGAGGGGTAACTGCTACAGATGCTCCTTGTTTAAGACTGATAGAACTAAATCCTATATCTAATACAGGAAGTTTAGAAGTACCTCTCGGTAAAGTTGTTAACTTATACTTCATTATTTGTGTTTCATCAGGAAATGCTTCTAACAGAGGCATGTTCTCAATTGCTTCACCATAAAGTGCAGAACCAGAGGGATGTGCTGGATTGTAAAGAGTATAGTCAATTTCATCATCTGATAATGCAAATTGAGTAATCTTAAAAGAACCGTCCCCTCTAGCTAACAGCTCTCTTCCTTTTTTAGTTAGGATCGCATCTACTGTTACGACCGAATTATCTAAATATCCCATTTCGTTTTATTGTTTTATATAAATATCGTTGTTAATTGTTTTATTCAACAAGTGTTACCTTACCCACTTCGCTCATTGTGAGGATAGTGCTGGTTTCTACTATGAATACTTTTTTATTTGAAATTCTAACGAACCTTTTATCTTCCTCTTGATACAATATACTTGTAAGTTCAGGAAAGTTTTGTTCGTGTTTGTTTGGATGAGAACCAGTCAATATAGGATTAAAGTATACTGTTTTGATATCTCTTTTGTTGTCATCAATTCCTGTAATGGTTGTATTGTCTGAATCTAATAAATGTATAGACCCATTAAATTCTTTAAATGCTAATGCAGGGTCGTTACCTTCTACGCTTCCACTAGTTAATTTTGTACCATCGTATCTAGCATTTACTATGCCTGCTTTAGTATACGAACAATTTTGTAACTGTGCTGCTTGAGCTGTAAATGATAAAATAGCTTGTAAGTTAGTTGGGTTAGCTGCATCAGACGTCCTATCAACAACTTGTCTAACAGCATTAGGTTTGTTATCATTAGACGAATTCATCAATGGATTAAAATCATTATTTGCAAATGATAGTTCAAAAAATGGTTTAAAAATAAATTCTGAATTGGCAAACCTATAAATGTCTTGTTCTGCTGGTGTACCTACTGCTAAGGTTTCTATTGTAGGAGGTAGGGTATTGAAGAATAGAGGTTCTAATCTTAAGTAAAAGTATCCATTTCTCCTTGTTCTAGTTACTATCTTTGTAGTAATAACTCCTCCAGTAAAGTTAAATCTTAACTCTTCAATTTCTTTGAGTGCAGATACTAACTGTATTTCGTTTTCGTCTTGGAAAGGTAAAGTCATACCTACCAATTTAAAAGGAGCTATAGGTGTATTGTCCACACCAGGATTTACAACACTACTACTTATCAGTAAGTTTGCATTTACGTTACCTCCATATTCTAGAGGACTTGTTGATATAAAATCTAATTCTGTCATACTATGGGTCTACAAAGTTTGCATAATAATTACTACCGGTTGCTGCTTGCATGTCGTAGGTTAGTGTTAATGTACTACCACTATACACTAATGACCCGCTTCCTTGAGCTTCTGTATACCAACCGTTAAATATACCTGCATAAGAACCTCCTCCATAATAAGCTCCTTCTGCTACAACAGTTACAAATTCATATTGAGTAAAATCATTTATAACGGTTAAACTACCTGATATTGCTGTTGTTGTTTCTGGGTATATCTGTCTAACTGTTCCTACATTATTTATACCGACTCCTTCTCCAAAAAAGTTTAATATTTCTCCTACATACGTAGCAGTAAGGAATAAATCACAAGATGGTGGTATTGCAAGTGAAAGGTTAAATACAGTAATATTAAAATCAATAATAGGTTGAGCTAACTTCTTAAAAGGGTTAGCAGAGTTAAGATCTGTATCAGCTGCAATTACTAAACTACCAGAAAATTCACCAGTATATTTAGGAGACTGGTCTGTAATGTTCCTAGGTGTTCTTCCTAATGGTGAAACAAAACTAGAAGAATAGTTAGTATTAAACTTGTCTTTATATCCAAATGATTCACCATGACTACCGGTAATAGTATTTGTTTGTATACTGCCGGTGTATATTTCATTTTCAAAAGATACTTGAACCTGCTTAGCTTTGTTTCTAGTTAGTATATCTGGTTTTACTATTACTCCTGTGTTGATAGTACTTCTAGCAGGTATTAAATCTTTAATGGCTCTAAACACACTGTTATCAAAGAACTTAACTAGTCTAATAAATGCACCAGGTGTACGTTGTATTAAATCTGCATTCCAAAAATCAGTATAATCTTGCCACTGTCTAGTAATAGCATCCCATATAGCAGCACCGCCTTCATCCCTGCCGAGCAACGTTTCTCTCAACTTCGCAAGTTCACCATAACTACTATTACCATCGTCACGAGGATCACCTATATACTCATCTATATTAAAGGTTGTGGGTAGTTGCTGTTTTAGGTATTCATTAAGGGGTTGATTGATATCAAAACCTACTTCAATGAGGTGTAGATCGTCTGAATATTTAGAATCTCTTCTTAGTACTGAACTATAATTAGATAATGTACTACCTGTTATATAGCTTCCAGTATTTTCTAATCTTATTTTATCAATCGAAGACGTTACATAATTTTCACCTGTAAACTTAGCTTGGTTACGATTTTGACCTCCGTATATTTTTATTGGTAAAATATCACTTGGTATACCGAAAGAGTTAATAAGTGCTCGTAACCCTCTTTCAGTACCCTTACCTTTTAGTATTACAGGTAAGTTGTGATATATTCTTTTGTATACCTCTTTAAGGTAGTTGTCTTTTGGTACCGGTTGAAGGTGTTCATTTTGACTACCTGATACTGCAGTAATAAGTTCTGTTAGTACCTCACTACCACTGTTGTAGGACTCTCCAGTAAATACAGAGAAAAGATTATCTAGTGTTTGATTGGAATCATATAGTTTAAGTCCTAATGATTCGATTGAACTTTTTACTAAATCTTTACTTACACCAAAGTTTAATCTGTTATCAGCATCATACTTGTCTGAAGTTGCTTTAAAGTATATCCAGAGGTTATCAAAATGATGAGCTATCATATTGACAAACATATTATAAGGAGCATTATTATCATCCTCTCTTATGAATGTAGGTACTGTGTTAGTTAGTATATCTACGTTTGTGTTATCGTAATTAGATGCACTAAGTAAAAGATTGTTAAAATATGTAACTGCTTCTGAAGTAGAGCTAGCCTGGTTAATAAATGGTCTTTTCGTTGATGTTTTAGGCCATGCATTACTACCACTTTCGTAGTATAGGTAACGATCGTAATGATCAAAGTTATTTACTATACCTTCGATTAAGTTTTCGTAGTAGTCTACACTACCTGTTATACCCATTTTTGTATAACCTGTTGACTTGATTGAGTTAATGCTAGAATCGTAACTGTTTATAAGATCTAGCTTATACTTAAAGTTTCTCAATCTTTCTTCTGCAGATGAAAAGTGTACAAAAGAACTAAAGTCAGTGTGGTCTATAGCTATCTGTGCACTATTTTCATTGAAAAGTGATCTTAGTTCAAAATAAGAATTAGTTACAGGGTAACTTAATAGTTCATTGTATGATAAAAACTCAGTAGGATTGTTATTTTCTTCCAACACCTCAATGTTGAAGTTTGGTCCTTTAAGTTTATTAAGTGATATGGTATCAGGAGTATATTCTGATGTTATTTCATATAGTACATTGTCACTTACAGTTTGTACTACGTTAAAGATTTGCTTTGTAGATACGTTTATATCTAAAGGTCTATATAGTTTTACAACTATTGCAGTCCCGTTTGCAGTCTCTTCGGTGTCTATATTTACACCTATTACTGTATTGAGTGAGTCAAAATTAAGATTAAATTCACTAAAAAATGATCCTGAATCTAATTCTTTTTTTATAAGTGCTACATACCTCTTAATTTCATCATTCGTAAGTTCGTTAGAAAGAGCACGTAACTCCGTTCTATCACGAGATATATCTTCAATAAAAAATCTTTTTTGATTTTTATTATTAGAAAATAAATCATCTGTAAACTTATACAGTAACCTTATGTCACCATTTTCGAAACCAGATTTTTTAGCATCTTCAACAGGTTGTAGTGTAAGTACTTCTGAACCTGTCTTACCTGCTCCTGCTGCATTTAATGATAGGGAGTATTCTAAGTAATTTGGAAAAGAAGAAATAAGTTGATTCTCTGGAGTGTAAATGTACAGTCCAAGGTTATGTTTACTAGAATCAAAATTTTCATTTACAGAAAATGACTCTATTAACCTCTTATCTTTTTCTTTTAACTCAGAATTAAAACTAAGTTGTTCGAGAGGTAGTTCAGTAACTTTATACTTAATTAAACTCATTATGGATTCTCTGCAGCGTTAATTCTTTCGTCCAATAACTGTTGATTCAGTTGTAGGTTTTGTTCTCTTAAGATAGTAATTTCATCTAATAGAGGTTGTATTTCTTCGTTATCTTTTTCAAAATTTACTATTTCAGAACTTTTTTCTACCAAGTACCTATGAGATGATACTTCTCCTTCAATGGGTATTTCATAGAACAACTCCTCATATAATATAAAGAAGTCTTCTACGGTAGTTTCAAGAACCGGGTCTGGCTTTTGAGCATACGTTTTAAAGTTACGGTCTACTACCTTATTAAAGGTTTTAGGATCGTATACTTTTTTTTGTATTTTTACTTCATTAGCCATGCTTAGTTACTTTGAATATATTTTTATTATCTATTACTATGGTACTGTCATTAACTACGGTTTTAACTAGTAGTCTGTAGTGTCTTTCTGGTTCAAGTGAATTCATATAAAAATCAAAATAGTTACTTGTGTCGTCTACACTAACCTTAGTAAATGAAGTATCAAAGTCAACTATCATTTCTCCTGTTGATTCATCTTTTATTCCAAAATATGAACCACTGCTTAATTTATATTCATTTAAATATATTGAACTAGTAGTAAAAGTTCTTGTAGGGTATTTAGGTCTAGCAGAGATTCTAAATCTTACTTGATCTGAATTACTATATACTTCCTGAGCATTCTTTATACTTATAGTTGCTATATCTGTATCAAGTTCTGATAATGAGCTACTGTAATACTGATCATCCCATTTTAACTCTAAGTAAGGTTTGTAAATGGTGTTTGTGTCTTTGCTAAAGTATTTAAGTAGTATTGAAGATGTAGTGTTGAATTCTACTCCTGCATCCGCTTTTACCAATAACCCATAATTTGCTAATGAACCAGAATAATGTTTTGTTACCGTGTCTGTTACATCTATATCTGTATCATGCGTATCATATATACCATGCACTTCACTAGAACCACTAGCAGTTAAGTAATCACCACCAGCAGTAGTCCATTCAGTTGAACCTGCATCTTTATATTTCCAAGAGACACCTGATGTGTTCTTTGGAGTGTCGTCACCCTTACCTAATCCATTTTCCCATGCTGCAGATACTGGATATGCAGTT